TGATAATATTGCTTGGATACCTTATGTGGAGGAGTTCAGGAAGAAACATGATTGTGTGGTCTACTGTTCAACCTTCTGGAATCAATTATATGAAAAAGAATATCCTGATATAAACTTTATTAAACCTGGTACTTCTGTTCCAAATATATATGCTTTATATCGTATAGGCCATTTCTTTCCTATTGACTATAATAAGAATCCTAATGATGTCAGAACCATACCCTTACAGAGAGCAGCAGCGGATATACTTGGATTAGAATTTGAAGAGATTAAACCCAATGTTACCATACCAGATAAAGAGTCTAAGGTTAAGGACAAGTATATATGTATAGCGATGCATAGTACTGCACAGTGTAAGTATTGGAATTACCCTAATGGATGGCAGATCATAGTTGACTACTTTAATGAAAAAGGCTATAAAGTGGTTAATATTGCTAGGGAACATTCATTTATGGGTAATAAGCCACCTAAAGGAGTAATCAATCGGACTGGAGAGAAATACCACATAAAACACCGCATCAATGAATTGAAACACGCAGACCTTTATATAGGTGTCAGTTCAGGGTTAGCATGGGTTTCTTGGGCTGTGGGAACTCCAACAATCCTTGTCTCAGGGGTCACCAAACCATACAACGAACCGCAAAAAGGTATATATAGACTACATAATAATGAATGTTGTAATGGATGTATGAATGATATTAACCAAGTTTTTGACAAAAGCAGTTGGAATTGGTGTCCCTACAACAAGTTTTTTGAATGTTCCGCAAAGATAACTCCAGAGATGGTTACAGAAAAAGCGAGTATGGTTTTGAACCTAGTGGAGCAAGAATATTGGAACGAACCTGATAATTGGAAAAACAAAGGAGATGAATGGTCTAAATCCTTTGGTAGCAGTAAAGATTTGTGGAAAAACAATTTATACCCTTTGTTATCAGACCATTTAGAGGAATTATGTAAGAATGTATTAGAGATTGCTCCAGGTCAGGGGAGGATTACCCAATTTCTTGTCCCCCTGGCGCAAAGATTAGACATTGTTGATATGAATAAATTTTGTATAGACTCTTGTAGGGAACGATTTAAAAATACTAATACTATACACTACCATAAAAATGATGGTAAATCGTTATCTAGCATTCCCAACGCTTCCAAAGATTTGGTCATATCCTTTGATTCCTTTGTCCATATGAACAAGGAGGTTATTAAGAATTATTTAAGTGAAATATCCAAAAAGTTAAAGGATGGAGGTATAGGGTTCATACATCACTCATCCTTACAAGCAGGAGAGGAAGAATCATTCAAGAATATAGGTGGGAGGTCTAATATGACCCCACCTATATTCAAAGAACTCTGTAAGAACAATGGCTTGAAAGTCTTGAACCAACAGTATATAACAATGAATGATGATATAATTGATTGTATCACTATATTTAAGAAGTATCTATCTCCTTCAATGGCAGAGCCAGAGGTGTCACCGCATTCATATGGAATAACCTCTAAGTTAATAATACTAACAACCTTATATAATTCAGAAAAATATATAAGTAGATGTATTAAGTCCATTAAGGGTCAATCATATGAAAACTTTCATTGTTATATAACTGATGACTTGTCAACTGATGACTCCTTAAAGGAAGCATTGAAGGCAATTGATGGTGACTCCAGATTCTCTTTAATATGTAATGATGATAAGACATACCAGATAGGTAATTATTATAACATCCTCCACCATAGAGAGGAGATTGAGGATGGAGATATAGCAATAACAGTGGATGGTGATGATTATTTACCTGATAATGATGTATTTGAACGTATCAATCAGGAATACTCCAATGGTAATGTATGGTTGACATATGGTTCATTCAATCAGATACAAGAAGGTAAGGTCATTGATGGATGGGCAAAAGAGCAAGTAAATCTATCAAACATAAGAAATGAAGAGTGGAGTACAACCCATTTAAGAACATTCAAGGTATTTTTATTTAGGGAGATAAATAGGGATGACCTATTGGATACTGATGATAAGTTTTTCAAGATGAGTGGAGATGCAGCAATGATGTATCCTATGGTTGAAATGGCTGGTGATAAAAGGGTAAGATACCTAAGTGATATAAACTATACATATAATGACTCCAACCCCATATCAGAGTGGCGGGTTGATAGACCGGAGCAGGTAAGGATAGACAGGTATATAAGGAGTTTAAAACCTTATAAAAAATTATGGAAAATATAAATAGTAATATAAACTAGGAGGATTCTATTTGTATAAACATCTAATGGTGAAAAAGAATAGGAAAAATTATTGTAGAAGCATAAGAAAGTTCCACAAAAATCTAATAAGAGGTAATAGATAGGAGGACAGGGTTTGATCACCTTGGTTGGATGCTACATTCATCTGACCTAACTCCAAATAATACTAACTTCAATGTAGGAGGAAAGTAGAATGAAGATATGCTGGGATAACCTGGAAAATATCATACTTACAAAGAATGGTAAGTTTAGAGATGTCAAGAGAAAGATAACCTATAATTATATAGTAGGATGTAAAAATTGCGGTGAACCATTTTTAACATTTTCACACGGAAGATTTTGTTGTGTTAGCTGTGCTAATTCTGGTGAAAATAATCATATGTATAGTAAAATAGGTCATAAAAACCATTTTTTTGGTAAGTGCCATACTGAAAAAGCTAAAAAGAAAATGAGTGAAGCTAATTTGAATAAACAACAAGGAAAGGATAATCCTTTTTGGAATGGTGGATATTATAGAAAGGGTATTCCAAGATATGATACATATGCACATCAAATAGAATGGTGTGAAGAAGTCAGAAGAAATAAAGAGGATGGTAATGTATTAGAGGTAAGATGTACCTATTGTGGTAAATGGTATATACCAAAATTATGGACTGTAAGATGTAGGATAAAAGCTACCAATGGTAAAATAACAGGTGAGGGTCATCTATACTGTTCTGATAAATGTAAAAAGGTTTGTCCTACCTATAGTAAGTCTCCTAATCAATTGATGAAGGAAGATGCAATAAAGGCAGGAAGATTAGATTGGTTAGAACTCAATAGGGAGGTTCAGTCAGAATTAAGAAAGATTGTGCTGGAGAGGGATAAATACCAATGTATCAAATGTAGTTCAGTTGGACCGTTACACTGTCACCATATCTATCCTGTTTCAACTAACCCATTGGAATCAGCGGATGTGGATGATTGCATAACTTTATGTATTGACTGCCACAAGGAATCACACCAAAAAGATGGATGTAAGTATAATCAGTTAAGGACGGAAATATGTTAGATGAAATGATATATCTTGGTAAAAAAATTAAGGAACAAAAAAAGCAGGAGGAAGAGGAAATGCCAATAGTGACAACAGATTTGGAAGAGTTCGAGATAGAAGATTTTGAAGAGGAATCCATACAAGATGAATCAGGTGGAGCATTGAAGTTTGGATTTATTGGTATTGGACAGTGCGGTGGAAGGATTGCCGAGGCTTTTTGTCATTTAGGCTACAGGAAATGTTTTATTATTAACACAGCAGAGCAAGATTTAGATAAGAATACTGTACCTAATAAGATGCTCATTCAACTGGAAGGAATGTCAGGTGCAGGCAAAGACATGGAGTTAGCAAGGCGGGTTACTGATAATAATAAGGATGGTATATATAATAAGATGCGTAACTTGTTTGGAGAGGTTGATCATATATTTATATGTGCTGGTTTGGGTGGTGGTACTGGTGGTGGTGGTGTTACTACTGTTATTGAAATGGCTAAAAAATATATGGACTACACTAATGTACCAAATGCGGAGAAAAAGGTTGGTGTCATTGTTACATTACCAACACTTGGAGAATCATCAAGTCCATTGGTTGCAGGTAATGCATATGAGAAAGGTAATGAATTATCAACATTAGCAGACCTAGATAATATCACACCATTTATCATAGTTGACAATGAGAAGGTTAAATCCTTATATAGGAAACTGACTGTTAAACAATTCTTCCCAACTATAAATAACAGTGTTGCTCAACTATTACATATCTTTAATAGTATAGCATTAGAGAGTTCTGATTATGTATCATTTGATTCCACAGATTTTGAATCAGTGTTACAATGTGGTGGTCATATGATTATGGGTGTATCAACAGTTAAATCATTTGACTCCAATACAAGCATATCAGAAGCATTGAAGAAGAATTTATCCAAGACTTTGTTAGCATCTAACTTTGATTTAAGTAGAGCTAGAGCAGTTGCTTGTATAGTAATAGGTGGAGATGATATATTTGAGAATGTTGAAGGGTTAATGGACAATATAAATTATGGATTTGATACTATTGCAGCCTTTACGGGTAATGCAAAGGTTCATAGGGGAATATATAGTGATGAAAGTAGGAATGGTAGGATTAATGTCTATACAATGATTAGTGGATTAGAAGTGCCTACAGCAAGGTATGAGAAGATGAAACCAAATAACTATAAAAAGGGGAAAAAGAAATAAATTAGAGGTAAGTTGTGTTTGTAAAATCAATATATTTGAATCAACCAAATGAGGACTTAATACTCAAATCTATAGAATGTGGATTAAACACTATATTTTTGAACCTTAATGGTGTCAACTCAAAAGAAGAATTGAGATATTATTTTGATGAATATTCAGATCAAATTAATATGATACCATTGGTGTTTTATATTCAAACAGATAAAAAATTACAGTTATATGAGCAATTTCATTCTAATACTGAAGTTCATAGAGGTTTGATCTGTCCTACCAATGTGAATATGATTAGAAAGTTATTGGAATTTCCATTGGATTTGTATGTGGATGGCTTATGTAACTCCATTGCTATCAACTTCAAAGGATATGGAGAAGAAGATTATCATAATCCTTTAAAAGAAAATAAATGTATATGTGAACGATGTGAAAATCTTACAGAAAAGGAACAAAGATTTGAGAATATAAAGTTAATAAGAGAATCCTTACAAGGTATACCATTATATTCCCTATCTTATCCTAATCCTTTTCTATGGAATATAAGTGACTATTGGTTAAATGAAAATACTTATAGTGAATGGGAACCATATAAATATATAAGGGACTTAAATAAACAAGACAAAAAGGTATACAATATAAGTGTTATAAGGTTTGATAATACTAAAAGGGCAATAAAGTCCGTATGGAATGATGGTTATTGCTTGTACCCAGATGAGACACTTGATTATAAGAAATTAAAAGACTTGAATCAAAAGGTTGATAAGTATAGAAATAACTGGTGGTTTAAATATAAAAAGGGAGAATAACGTATGGCATGGTTTAACATTTTTAGTAATGATAATGATGATCAATTGAATGAAGAGTTGAAACAATTTCATCGCAAAGGTGAAAAGATACTTACACCAGCGCAACAGAAAAAGAAAGGTGGTGAAGGTATTGAAGATATTCAACTTGTTCAAGGATTTGGTAATGTAGGTATGTCATCCTTTGATACTTTTTATCAAAGATATATTAATAAAGCATATGAAAATGAATTAGTAAGAATGAATGAATATCGTAACATGGCACAAATGTCTGAAATTGCTGATGTTATTGAAGATGCTACTAATGAATCCACCCAAGAGGATGAAAATGGTGATACATTAAAACTTATTATTAAGGATGCTGACCTTAAACAAAACGAAAACATTCTGAATAATATAGAGGAGGAATTCAGAAAATTATTCTATCATAACATAGATATTAATGAGAAATTATGGGACATCTTTAGAACATATTTTATTGATGGTAGAGTGTTTTATGAAAGAATAATTGATACAGCACATCCTAAGAATGGTATCATTAACATTAAGAAATTACCTACTGAATCTATGGATTATTATATTGATCCTATATCAGGTCAAATTGTTAAATACTTTCAATACCTTTCTGAAAGACCTAAGAGACCTAATTCCATACAAGAAGCATATGAAGCAGATGATATAATAGTATTTGATGCCAACCAAATAAGTTTCCCTAATTATGGTGTATATGGTAACAATAAATATGAAATCCTTGGATATCTTGATAAAGCTAGAGTACCATATAACCAGTTGAAATTATTAGAAACTTCTGTTATAATCTATCGTATAGTAAGGGCACCTGAGAGATTAGTGTTTAGAATAGATACAGGCGCAATGCCAATGGATAAAGCTATGAAGTTTGTTGAAAAGGTTAAATCTAAAATGGTTAAGAAGCAGTCATATGATGCAACCACAGGTAGACTATCACAAGAGCCAGAAGTATTGAGTATATTAGAGAATTACTATTTACCTCAATCATCTGATGGTAGGGGATCACAGATTGAGACAGTTGGTGGTAATAGTTCAGGGTTCACGGAATTGGATGATATATATTACTTTGCCCGTAAATTATATAGAGCGTTAAAATATCCTATGTCAAGGGTATCTGCCAATCAGGAGAAAAGGGAATCGGATGTATTATTTGGTGGTAATCAAGTATCTGAAATATCAAGGGATGAAATCAAATGGGCCAGATTTTTAGAAAGACAACAAAATAGAATATGTGATGAATTCTTGGATTTATTCTTAATGCATATGAATTTCAAAGGTTTAAAGGAACAATATGGACTTACTAAAAAGAATATTGAAGTAAGGTTGAATTCCCCATCACATTATAAGGAACAGGCTGATCAAGCATTCTTAATGACAGAATTTGATAATTATAATGCGGTGGCTGATAGGGAGGAGATAAGTAAATCCTTTGCTATGAAGAAATATTTACATTGGGATATGGATACTATTAAAGAAAACGTAGCAGGTTTTAAGGCTGATAAGGAGTTAGGATTAGTAAAGGATGAGAGTTCAGGCTTCTAAATTGGAAAATAATGATGTAAAATATAAATAGTAATATAAACTAGGAGGTTTATAAAATGGGTATAGATACAGAAAAAATTAAAGATGCATTGGATAGCTTTGAGAATGATAAGTTTGTGGATGCTAAAGAAATCCTTAGTACTGAAATTGGTAGAGTTAAAAATGAATTCTTAAAAGATAAGTTAGGATTGAAGGATTGGGGTAAAGTTGAAGATCCAGTGGATACATCAGAGGAGGACTAAGTATGGCAAAGTTAATCACAGAGAATAGTTGGGATGTTGAACTATATGAAAGTAAAGAAAAAAATATGTATGTTGTTGGTATATTTTCAAGTGCTGAAATAGAAAATAACAACAAACGTAAATATAAGAAGGATATACTAGAAAGGGAAGTAACCAAGGTTAAACAAAAAATGGGTAAACGATGCTTGTGGGGTGAACTATCACATCCATCTAATCCTGAAATCAATCCTGAAAGAATATCCCATATAGTGGAAACTTTAGAATGGAAGAATAATGACCTTTATGGTAGAGCTAAAATACTAGATACCCCTATGGGTAATATTGCTAAAACTTTAGTTAAAGAAGGTCAATTAGGTATATCATCTAGGGGTTTAGGTACAGTTGGTGATACTGGATATGTTAATGAGGATTATAAACTTATAACATGGGATTTAGTAACTGATCCAAGTAACAATCCTAGTTGGGTGAATGGTATTCTGGAAGGTCAAGATTTTGGTGATAAGAAGAAACCTGATATCAATGAAGCTCAAAAGGTTTATAAAAAGCATCTATGGCAAGTTATTGAGAAAATATCTAAACAGATTTAAATCCTTTACTATTATTAACATTCCTTAAAAACCTAATAATATAACGGTTTAATATAAATAAAAACAGAATATAATTAAATAAGGAGGTTTAAATTTCTATGGATAAAATTTTAGAACTATTGGGTGCTGAAAAATTAAATGAAGATACTCAAAAAGAAATTAAAGAAAAACTTCAAGATATCATTGAAGTAAAGGCTTCAGAATTCTCTGAAGGTAAACTGCAAGAGGAAAAGAATCAGTTAATCGAAGAATATGAAGAAAAATTCGATGAATACAAAAATGACATTACAGGTAAGTTTAGTAATTTCGTTGATTCAGTCCTTGATGAAGAATTGACTATTCCTGATAAAATTGTTGAATATGCCCGTAAAGGTGAACTATATTCAGACCTTATTGAACAATTTAAAACAAGATTAGCCATTGATGAAGGATTACTTGATACAGAGGTTAAAGGACTTCTTAAAGAAGCTAAAGATGAAATAGTCACTCTTAGAGAAGATGTCGATTCCAAAACAGCTAAAGAATTGGAATACCAATCAGATGCTCAAGAATTGGCAGCTGCATTATATCTTAGAAAGAAATGTGATGGTTTAACAGAAGGACAAAAAAATCATGTCATTGAAATTCTTGAAGGTATTACTGATAAAGATGAAGTTGATAGAAAATTTAAAGTAGTGTTAAGTACTTATTCTGATGATATTAGTGAATCTGATGAAGAAATCTTTGAAGATGAAGAAGGTAATCTATTTTATATAGGTGAAGATGGTATGGCTTATCTATATGAAAAAGATGAAGAAGCAGATGAGGAAGACGAAGAAGCTGATGAAGCTGAAGAAATGGACGATGAAGAGGATGAAGAGGAAGAAGAGGAAGATGTTGAGGAAGAAGAGGAAGTTGATGGTGAAATAGTTGATGAAAAGATCGGTGGACCAAAGAAGAAAAGAAAGAAAATGAAAGGGAAAGAATTGAAAAAAGCTAGATTATATGCCAAGAAGAATAAGAAAGCTATTGCTAAGAAAGCAGCTAAATATCGTAAGAAAAATAAAGCTAAATTGAAAAAAGCATATGATAGTGAAAGCATTTCAATGACAGGAACCAAAAAAATGAATGAAGATCAAGGACCATTTGATTCAGTTATGGAAGGATATCTTCAAACATTGAAAGAAGGAGTATAATTCAAAGGAGGAATATAAATTATGGTAAAACAATATGATATTGAAGCATTGATGAAGAAATGGGAACCTATCCTTGCGGAAGGTAACCAATTCCAAAACGATAAAATTAAAAAAGCAACTGCTCTTATGCTTGAAAATCAACATTCAGAAATGAATGAATCAACAAGCTATATGGGTGGTCAAATGGGAACAAGTGCACCTACTTATGGTAGCACAAATGCAATGTTCCAAAAAATTGCCGTTCCTATGGTAAGACGTACATTCCCAGAACTTATTGCCCATAGTATCGTTGGTGTCCAACCAATGACAGGACCAGTAGGTTTGGCATTTGCACTTCGTTTTAGAGGTACAAGTGATTATGGTAATCCAGATGCAGGCGTTCCAACAGGTGGAGTAAATTACGAAGTGGGTCATAACCATGTTAATAATACTTATTCTTCAGCTACAGGAACTAACCCTTCAGGTACAGGCGCAACAACAGTATCCGCAGAAGTCTGGGGTTCAAAATTAGGTTCAGGTGTCGGTGGAGATATCGGTATCGGTAGAGGTTCTGGTGTTCATATTCGTGAAGTCAATATGACAATCGAAAAATCAGAGATCGAAGCAAAAACCCGTAAGTTAAGAAGCCGTTGGAGTTTGGAAGTTGCTCAAGATATTAAAGCAATGCACGGACTTTCAATTGAAGATGAAATGATGGATGTCTTAGCTTATGAAATTACAGCTGAAATTGATCGTGAAATCGTTCAAGCAGTTGATGATGTAGCAGTCCTTTCAGAACATACTTGGACAACTACTACAGATTATGATGGACGTTGGGAACATGAAAGATATCGTTCACTTTATAATCAAATGATCAGAAAAGCTAATTTAATCGCTGTTAATACAAGACGTGGAGCAGGTAACTTCGTTATCGCATCACCAGTCCTTTCAGCAGCCTTTGAAGCACTTTCAGCATTTACAGTAGCACCAGTTAATGCAAATGTCAACTCAGGCGTTACAGGCGTTTCAAGAATCGGTTCACTCGACGGTAGAATGACAGTCTATAGAGATACTTTCTATATTGATACAGTCCAACAATATACCGTAGGTTATAAAGGACCTTCCGAGTATGACGCAGGTATCATTTACTTGCCTTATATCCAATTGTTGCCTTCACAAGCAACCTTTGAAGATTCATTTAACCCAGCAGTGGGACTTATGTCCAGATATGCTATCCACAATCATTTATTTGGGGCTGCCAATTACTATCAAAAAGTAAGAATCACCGGGATGCCGACGTAGATTTTTTCAATCATATCAACACTTTCGGGTGTTGATTACAAAATACAAACCCTCTCCCTTCAAAGGAGAGGGTTTTTTTATGCTTTTTTTCTAAAAAATGTTGACCTTACATATAAATAGTAGTATAATATATTAGGAGGAAAACATGAAAATAACAAAAGCAAATTTAGAAACATTAAGGTATAGTAAAAGAACAGGCAAGTATTATAAAGGTAATAACACTTATATAAAAAACGAAGCATGTTCAGCCTGTGGTGAACCATTTCTACAATCAACAAGTAATAAAGGTACTACTTGTTCCCCTGCTTGTCGTAGAAAAGGATTACACCATTCAGAAGAAACAAAGAAAAAGATTTCTGAAACAAAAAAAGAAGAATATTCAAATCCTGAAAATCATCCTTTTTATGGTAGAAAACATACTGAAAAATCTAAACAAAAAATGAGAAACTCTAAATTAGGTAAAAAACACACTAAAGAACATAATCAAAAAATTAGTAATTCTATAATGGGTGATAAAAATCCATTCTTTGGTAAAAAACATACTAAAAAAACAAAAAGGGTTATAGGAATTAAAAATACTGAAGAAAATAATGGTTTTTGGAAGGGGGGATATGCAAAAAATAATATTCCAACATATAATAATTATGCTCCGCAATTGGAAATATATCAAAAGGTTAGAAGGAACAAAGAAGATAAAAATGTAATGGAGGTAAGGTGTAAGAACCATAAATGTAAGGAATGGTTTATACCAACCATAAAAGATGTAAGTAATAGAATACATGCTATAAACAATAACGGATTTGGTGAATCTAATTTTTACTGCTCAGATAATTGTAAAAATTCCTGTTATATATATGGCAAAAGTGCTAAATCATTAATGAAGGATGATGAATGGAGGGCAGGGCGTGACCCTTGGTGGAAAGAACCTCGTCACATGCAAGGTCAATGGCGTGAATTAGTATTAGAGAGAGATAACCACCAATGCCAAAAATGCGGGAGTAAAGAGAATCTAAAGGCACATCATATTTTACCCGTTAAATTATATCCATTGGAGAGTTGTGATGTTGATAACGGGATAACATTATGTGGTGAGTGTCACAACAAATCCCATCATATAGCAGGGTGTGGAACGGGGGAATTAGCAAAACTTTGTTAGTTTACATTTTAATACTGATGGTGTATAATATAAATAGTTTATAGGGAGATGTATTAATAATGAGTGAATTAGATAGACAAGGATTAAGTGAAGAGTTTGATTTAGAAAAGGTTGAAAATCAGCCTATTGCACCTATTATATATGAGGAGGGTGAAGATCCAGATGAGATTATAAGAGATAATATTAAAAGAGCCAACAGAATATTAGATTTTACAGAAGAAGAATTATATAATGGAAATTTTAGCGCCAGATTAGTGGAAGTTTTAAGTCGTACTATGGATAGTATAACAAATGCTGTCTCCCAAATTCAATCCACGGTGTATAATCAAGATTATCTTTTATTGAAAGCTCGTGTGATAGAATTAAAAGAAGAAGAATTAGAATATAAGGTGAAGAATTTAAAGAAGCCTAATGTAGGTAGCCAAAACATCATTTTTACTGATCGTGAAAGTGTTTTAAAGGCTTTAAAAAATAATAATGTAGACGAACTAAAAGGAGAAGAATATGATGGACAATAAGGATTTTAGGGATATTATTTTAAGTCAAAAAGAGGGTAAAGAGGTGAAGGAATGGGAAGGTAATATATTGGATTACCTGTATAAGGTAGAGAAGGATCCAAAGATTGCCAGTTTTGCTACGGGAAGGATTTATGAATCAATTGAATCCAAAGGTACTACTGAGGTAGATCAAATTGAAAAAACTAGAGGATATGATGATTTGGTATCCTATAACTTTTTTGATGATATCATTTATGGTACCAAAGAGCCTATCCATGATATCGTTAAATGGTTGAAGTCCGCATCCCGTAGAACTGAGATTGGGAAAAGGATCTTGATTCTTGTTGGTCCTACTAGTTCAGGTAAGAGTACTATTGCTACATCATTGAAGAAAGGTTTGGAGAAAAGTACTATTGAGAAGTATGTTATCAAGGGTTGTCCTATTCATGAGGAACCACTCCATGTTATTCCTGATGAAGATAGACCTTACTGGGAAGAGAAATTGGGTGTTAAGATTGAAGGACTACTATGTCCTGTATGTCAAAAAATGATGGATGAGGAATACACTAAAAATGGTGTAATGTCCTGGGAGAGTGTGCCTGTCGTTAAGATTAAGTTTAGTGAACAAAGACGATGTGGTATTGGTACATTTGCACCTAGTGATCCTAAATCACAGGATGTTAGTGAATTGATTGGTAGTAGTAATATGGCTAAAATGAGTAGGTTTGGATCTACTGATCCTAGATCATATGAGTTTACAGGAGAACTGCAAGTTGGTAATGGTGGTATCGTTGAAATGATTGAATTGTTGAAAACAGATATCAAGATTCAATATGTTCTAATTCCACTCGCAGAAGAACAAGTTATTAAGTCTCCTGGTTTCCCACAAATGTATATTGATACATTGGTGTTGGCTCATACTAATCAAACTGAGTATGACATTTTCAAGGCTGATAAAAAGAATGAGGCATTACATTCAAGGATTTATACAATTGATGTGCCTTATAACTTGAAGGTGGATGATGAAATTAAGATTTATGAGAAGATGATTAGGGAATCTGATTTCAGGGATATTCATATAGCACCTAATACGTTGAAGATTGCGGCACAATTTGCTATATTGTCCAGATTGACACCTAGTAAGAAGGTTAGTAGTCTTATTGAAAAGATGAAGATTTACAATGGTGAGATTACAGAGGAATTTAAAAAGACTGAAATTGATGTGAAAACCTTGAAAGAGGAAGGAAGATCAATGGGTGAAGGTATGACTGGAATTGATCCAAGATTTATTATCAATACTTTGGATATTGTATTGGGTATGAAAGAGGATAAAAACTGTATTAATCCTATTGATGTTATTAGAGGATTGAGGGAAAACTTTAAACACCAAATGGGTATTACTGATGAAGAGAAGGATGGGTATATTCAGTTACTTATTAGTGATAAGGACTCTGTAAATCATGAGTTTAAAGAGATTGCCAAGAAAGAAGTTAATATGGCTTTCATTTATGCCTATGAGGAACAAGCAGAAGCATTGTTCAGACGATACATGGAGAACAGTACTGCTTCTTGTAAAAAGGAGAAGATCATTGATAGTATTACTGGAGAGATTAGTGATCCTGATGAAGAGTTGATGAGGTCATTGGAGGAATTGATTGGAGTACCTGTTAATAGTAAGATGGAATTTCGTAATAACATTTTTGTATATAAATCAGATGCATTGGAAAGAGGTATAAGTTTCGGATATGATGATTATGATCCTCTGAGGGATGCAATTGAAAAGAAACTTATGAGTGATTTGAAGAATGTTGTTAATCTGTCAATCGCTGATACAACTTCCACTGATCCTAAGAAGATGAAACGTAGGGAAAAGGCTATGGAGATCCTTCTTGAAAATGGATACTGTGAATCATGTGCTAATGTCCTGTTGAAATTTGTCGGACAAGTGCTGAGGAAGGGAGATAGTTAAAGAACTTGGTGGGATGCGCATACCAATTAAATCACGCAAAAGAAGGGAGTATAATCAATGGGTATAAATGAGCAAACAGATTGGGAATTTAGTGATAGAGGTGAGAAGGATGCTGAACGTCATAGAGGGAAGATTGACGATGCTATCCGAAAGAATGTTAAAGATGTTATATCTGAAGAGAACATTATTACCAAAAAGGATGGTAAGAAGGTTAGAATTGGTGTAAGAGGTTTGAAGGATTATCGTTTTGTTTATGGGGGGAAGAATCAACGATCAGGTGGTGCAGGACAAGGTGAAGGACATAAACCTGGTGACATTGTAAGACAGAAGCCCAAACCTGGAAAGGGTAGAAAAGCAGGTGATCAAGCAGGTGATGATTTCATGGAAGTTGAAGTGGATATTGATTACTTAATTGACATTATGTTTCAAGACTTAGGTTTACCCTGGATTGAAGAAAAGACTAAAATTGAGAAACTTATTCCTGTTGGATGGAAGTTTGAAACTATTAGTAAGAAGGGTATTCCTCCACGTTTACATAAGAAGAGAACTCTTACAGAGACTATCAAGAGAACTGCTTATTATGTTGGGGAAGTTATGAGTGAAACTGATTGTGATGAAAATGATGCTTATATAGCCTTATCAATGGCACATGATGATATTGATAAAGCTATTGATATTATTAAGGAAGATAAGGTGGATAAGGATCATGATCCTTATTTGATGATTGACGATAGTGATTTGAGGTATAAACAAATTGAAGAGGATACTATACCTCATAGTAATGCAGTAGTGATAGCAATGATGGATACATCTGGTTCAATGACGATGGATAAGAAGTATTTGGCAAGATCAATGTTGTTCTGGATGGTG